CAACAGACCGCCAAGCCGCCCGCGACTGGGACAGCTACTATGAGAGCTTTATTGCTGATGTGAAAGCGATAGCCAATGAAACGCCGGAGGCCAAGGCCGCCCGTATCAAGCAGCTTGAAGCAGATCTGGAGGCATGGAAACGGTATTACTTCCCTAAGTACACCTACGCACCAGCAGCGCCTTTTCATCTTACTGCAAGTGAGCGGGAGTTAACAGACCCGGAGCTGTATGAAGTGAGAGCCTGGGCCCGGGAGCTGGCTAAGGACGTGGTGGAAATGATGAACACGCTTTACCAGGTACTTGCCCAGAAGAGCAAAAAAAACATCATCTTTATATCCAACAGCTGGGATAAAGCCGCCGATTTGCTCAAGCCTTTTAAGCTTAACCTTGAACGCAATGAGCGTATTATTAGCGATTATGGCATTCAGCAGCTTTTGGGTTCCTGGAAGGATGGCGATTTCACCACCACGCAAGGCGTGAGCTTTATTGCGGTAGGTGCCGGACAATCGCCACGGGGAACAAGGGATGAGGAAGTAAGACCCGACAAAGTCATCATTTCCGATATCGACACAGATGAGGACGTTCGTAACCCCGATACGATAAACAAACGCTGGCACTGGTTTGAACATGCCGTGTATCCCACACGCTCGGTATCCAAGCCTTCGCAGTTTATATGGCTTGGAAACATCATCGCCAAAGATTGCTGCATCACACGGGCAATGGAGAAAGCCGATGTGGCCGATGTGGTCAACCTCGAAGATGAAGACGGTGAAAGCACGTGGCCGGAGAAAAACAAGCGGGAGCACATCGACCGCATTAAGAGCAAAATCAGTACGAAAGCCTACCAGGGCGAGTACATGAATAACCCGCTGAGCGAAGGCGATATCTTTAAACACATGACCTGGGGCGAGGTGCCCGACCTGAAGCAATTTACCTTCCTCATAGCCTACGGAGATCCGGCTCCCTCGAATAGCCAGAATAAAAAAGGCTCCTACAAATCTGTGTTCCTCATTGGTGGCCTGAATGATAAGTTCTATGTCATTACCGGTTACTTGGATCATGAGGTGAATTCGGAGTTTGTGGAGTGGTATTACCGCCTTCGAAACTATGTCGGCGAAAAAACGCAGGTGTACAACTACATCGAAAACAACAAGCTCCAGGACCCATTCTATGAGCAGGTGTTCCTGCCGCTTTTTGCCGCTAAAGCGAAAGAAACGGGCAAGGTACTGGGCATCATCCCAGACACCCGAAGTAAGCCCGATAAGTTCAGCAGAATTGAAGGCAACCTGGAACCGCTGAACCGCAACGGGCAGTTAATCTTGAACATCGCTGAAAAGCATAACCCGCATATGAAAAGGCTGGAGGAGCAGTTTAAGCTGGTAAATCCAAATTTAAAAAGCCCGGCAGACGGCCCCGATTGCATTGAGGGTGCTGTGTGGATTGTGAATGAAAAGAACAGTCAGATTAAACCTGACTCTATTAAAGTAGGCGCAAAAGCGTGGTATAAATCAAAGAAGTTTTAACTATGAAACGATTTTTAAAAGCTCTTGCAAGGGCAATACAACAGTATTTCATGAAGCTTTACATCCGCTATAAAGGCAGGCCGGGAGCCTTGAAAAAGGCCATCCGTAAAGCAAAGCGAAAGCATAAGCAAACCGGGCGCAGGTACCGGGTTTTCTTTCTCGAAAACAAGTACCAGGTACTTACCCGCTCCGACATTCAACGCCGCAAGCATCAGAAGGTGTTTGGCTGGCATGTGAACAGCACCAACATGGACGCGCATAAGTTTTTTGACACCAATAATTTATAAATCATGGCATACCTAACAAAAGAAGAAATGAGTACGCATCTTTATGCCGAAAATATTGAGGTCATCACCCGTGGTGATGATACCATGACCGAGGCGGCGATTGATGCAGCCATCAGCGAAGCAAAGAGCTATCTAAATGGCTACGATCGCGCGGCGATATTCGAAGCAACAGGCGATGCACGCAATACGCTGCTGTTAACCTTTGTTAAAGACATGGCCGCCTGGCACCTCATTAACCTGAGCAATGCAGGAACCGAGTACACGCACCGGGAGAACCGCTACAACCGCGCGGTGAACTGGCTTAAGGAATTGCAAAAGGGCAATGTGAGCCCCGACCTGCCAACGCTTGAAAATGAAGACGGCGTGGATGATTCTGCAACGATTCGATTTGGAAGCAACGAGAAACGTGAACAAAAATTTTAATCATGGCACAAGAAGTAAAAAAAGAGAATAAGCCGATTATCCAGCAGCTGGTAATCAGGCCACCTATCCGACGAACCAACGACGTAAGCCGTTGGCGCAATGCCCTGAGAGCTGCCGACATGGGCAGGATGGCTAACCTGTATAACCTTTATGAGGATTTGCTCATAGATGGCCTTTTGGGCGATGCGCAAGGTAAACGCATCGACGCTGTTAACAACAGCCTGCTTACTTTTCAGGATGCCGACGGGCAGGAAGTGCAGGAAATCACTGACATCATTGACTCGCCCGCCTGGGAGGAGTTAATCACAACCATCATGCAAGTGAGGTTCTGGGGGCGTGCCGGCGGAGAGTTCGATTTTACCGAAGGCTTTAATTTCACCCCGATACCATCGAAGCACATCAGCCTCGAAACGCAGTCGATTCTCATAAGGGAATACGATATGCAGGGCATCCCGTATGCTGATGATGACCACATCCTTGCACTTGGTAAGCCGCGTAACTTCGGGCTTTTCTTGAAAACAGCTCCTTACACCATTTACAAGCGCGGAGGCTTTGGGGATTATGCCGAGTGGTTGGAAATATTCGGTATGCCTCAACGGATTGGTAAGTACAGCAGCCACGATCCACAATCAAGGCAGCTGCTTGAGGAAGCCTTAAAAACGGCAGGTTCTGCCCCCTGGGCGGTGGTGCCTAAGGAGACGGAGGTGGATACGGTAAACAATACCGGCACCAGCGGCAGCAATTCAGCACACAACGATTTCCGGAAAGCGTGCAACGAGGAGATTCTGATTACTATCCTGGGGCAAACCATGACCACACTGGACGGCAGCAGCCGTTCACAAAGTGAAGTGCACAAAGCCGTGGAGGAAGGCAAGAACCGCGCCGACCTGCGCTATGTTCGTAAGGTGCTTAATCACTATGTTTTGCCCCTGCTTGAAAAAAGAGGCTATCCCGTTAAGGGCGGTAAGTTTGTATTCCCCGATGCCTCAGAACCGCTTACGGTGTCTGACATTGTTAGCCTCACTAAAATCATTGATATCCCTGTAGACTACCTCCGCGATAAATACAGCATCCCAGCGGCTGAGGAAGGCGATGCAATAGCCGGAAAGCAAAAGCCGAAAGAGGAGGAGACAGGCAAAGAAGATCCGGACAAAATGAAGGAAGAGGAAGAGGGCATCGAAAACAGTGACCGCAACCTGCTAAGGAGGATGTGGGATTTTTTCGTAGCAGCCCCGCAACAGAGCGGGGCGCATGGCAAAGCCCTCACACTGAATGATAAGGATTTTCACGACCGCCTTATCAAGCGCGCGCTGGATAAAACGGATTTCGACCCGGAGCTGTTCGACTGGATTAGCGCCGACCTGCTCAAGGCCTTAATGGCTAAGCCTGTAAGGCTGGCTGATTTTGGTTTTACCTACAATTACCAAAATGATGCCTTCACCACAGCACAGGAAATGAACGTATTTCACTTCAGCGCGGCCAAGAGCATTGCGGAGATTCAGATGCTGAACGAGCTTTACCGGAAAAGCAAGAGCTTTGAGGAGTTCTACAAGCTGGCTTCTGATAAGCTGGAGGTATTCAACAAAGAATGGCAGCGCACCGAGTGGCAAACCGCCACCCTGATATCCTCCAGTACGGAAAACTACAACCGGCTCAAGAGCAAAACCGAGCTTTTCCCGTATTGGCAATACAAGACCGTAGGCGATGACAAGGTTCGCGACAGTCACCGCAAGTTGCATGACATCATCCTGCCTGCCAATGACCCGCGATGGGATAAGATATGGCCGCCAAACGGCTGGAAGTGCCGCTGCTACGTGATTGCCAAAATGGCTAACGAGGTGGAGGGCTATGACTTTGATGCAGCCCGCGCCACGGTGGATGCATACCTTGAGAGCGATGAGTGGGCTAAGAATGCCGCCCAGGGCTTTGGAACCAACCGGGCGCAATCGTGG